AGAGGCGCCCGTTACTGAAAGAGATAGGTTTGTTCCGAAATTAAGTGTTGGAACATTTGCACCTTCCTGAGTTCCGGAATCTTGAATAAAAGGTATGCCGGAAGCGGCATTAATAATTGCATTCTCATCGATCGTAACTCCAGAAAGAGTTAAATCGGCTCCGTCCCATAAAATATATTGAGCTGAATCTCCAAAAACGAATCTTCCATTATCAAGGTCAATATGGGCGCCACTCTCTGAACCTGAAGGAGCTGAGTCCGCATCAGGGATTGCATCTGCTCCTGTATTTTTCATTGTTCCAGCTGTTATACTACCTAAATTGGCTGTAAAAGCGGACAATTCAGTAACAGTAATATCGGCTGCTGTAATAGTATTAGCGTCTAAAATATTGGAAACAATAGAATTAGAAGTGATCATAGATGAAGTAATACTGTTTGCAGCGATTTGATTTGAAGTAATTTGATTTGCAGCGATTTGGTTTGCAGTAATCTGGTTTGCAGCGATTTGACTTGCAGTAATTTGATTCGCTGCAATTTTATCTGAAGTAATTTGATTTGCAGCAATTTGATCGGCTAAAATTAATTGAACATCTAATAAAGCTGAGACCACGGAAGCAGCACTGACATGGCGAGCTATGACGGTATTTGAAGCGATTAAATTAGTAGAGATCTGGTTTGCGGCGATTGCCGTAGCAGTAATCTGGTTTGCGGCGATTGCCGTAGCAGTAATCTGGTTTGCCGCGATTGCCGTAGCAGTAATCTGGTTTGCGGCGATTTGATTTGCGGTAATCTGGTTTGCGGCGATTTGATTTGCGGTAATCTGGTTTGCTGCTATTAGATTAGCAGTAATCTGGTTTGCTGCAATTTTACTGGTTGTAATACTTCCTGATATAAGTAACTCTGCATCTATACTTTCTATCTGTTCCGACCAGTTTGTCCCATCATAAATCCACACATTTTGTCCGGAAGGAGAGCTTTCTGTCCCTGTAAAAAACCATGCCTGATCATTTTCTACAGGATGTCCTGGACGATTAGCCCAAGAAGAGTCCCAAGCAGTGTCGGCTTGTAAAGAAGTTGTTGGAAGAGAGCTAACAGGAACATTCCACCTTCCTGGACCCCTTGAACCTACTCCTGTTACAGAAGCAGTCTGTGTAATTGTAAAAGTAGATTCTTCTCCAAGAGAATTTACTAATATAATGTCGTAATCGATCGAAGCAAACTCCTGAGTTAAGCTACTCATTGGCCCTATAGTTACAAAGTCAGCTCCTGAACCAGAAATTGTTCCAGGAGTTATATTAGTTCCTGTAATAGTTCCTAATCTGAAAGAAGGCTCACTATAAGGGGAAGAAGCGTCGTAAGGAATATCAATACTTCCTACTTTAACTCTTACAGAAGTAGCAGAGTTACCATATAAATAGTTTCCTAAATTTGTCGAATCTTCCGCAATACCTACGGAGGAAGGAGTAAGCGTAATAGTACTGCCGTCAATAGAGCCGGAAGTAACTCCAGAAACCCCTGAATTTGTAGAAAGTGGCAAGTATGTGGAAAAAATTTGTCTTGCTTTATTTGATGTACTTCTTTTCGCAAAAGGAGTACTTACAGCATACCGAATCCAGTAGTATAGAGTTACTTGCGTGGTTGTAATTAAAACATCAGAATAACTATTTCCCTTTGTTACAGCTATCAACTCGGGAGCAGGACTTCCTGTAAACGAACTCTGAGTAGATCGATAAATTTCCACCTCATAATTTGCAGGGTTGTACGTAGATGAATTTGTCCAATTTAAATTAATAGCACCCTTTGAAGTTGTAGAAGTAGTCAAATTTGTGGGAGCTACTGGCGGAGGGTCATTAGCTACACTAGCGTTTTCTGAACTGTATCCTTGTCGTGGTATAGGCGAAATTAAATAAGCAGATTCATTATGTTCTTCCGCAGTCACCTGAACCAAACAATCGTTATTAAAAGTTAGGTTTGTAATTCTAAATATTTTTTCATCCCAACCGAAACGAGGATAAGTTAGCTTAATTAAGCTTCCTGCAACAAGCAGAAGACCTTTTGGGGCCATATTAAAAGAAATTTTTAGACCATATCGAGATTGTTCAAGATATTGACGAGCATTTATTCTCGCATTAAAGTAGTTAGTAACATAAGGAGTTTTAAAATCCCCCTTCTTAGAAATATTTCTATCTTCTATTAAATAGTTAGAATCAAAGAAAGAAATACTTCTACTCTCAAACCGATTTTGTGGATCTGAGATACCTACCGTTACAGTATTATATGTCCCCCTCTGCCCAGAATCTTCAATATTGATCGACCCAATAATATCATCTTCTGTTAATATTTCAGCGTTATCAAAAGTGCCTGACTGAGTTTCTACCTCTAATTCATATTTACCATTTGAGTAACGTAAAATACCGTTAAAATGATTTAACATACTATTTATATTATCAAAGATAGATGACGAAGTATCGATAATAGTATTAGTTTGGTGGCGGGTAACTTCTCGTTGGTTCTGAGAATTCCACCCTAAATATTTCCAGTATTTTACGTCGTCTGAATCATATAAAGAATATCCAGAAATTAAAGTATTTACAGAATTTAATTTTTTAACTACAGGGTTTTCTTCTGAAACAGTACTATTGGTGGTATCTATTGATATAGTAGAATCTGAACCTGCATCTCCCGATTCTTTTTGTAAATTTATGGATACATTATTTAAAGAATTAAATGAAGATTCAGTACTTAATTGTCCGGTTGTCGATGCTCTTCTTAGAACTCCCTTGTACCAAATAAAATCGCCTTCTTCATAAGTTTTCCAGTCCAACCATTTATTAGCAATTTTTCCGATTACTTCGGTAAAGGTAACTTGTTTGTAAGAAGTAGAATTATAAGTAACTAGCTCAATAGATTTTACCTTCCCTCTAAAAACAATGGGATAAGTAGAGTTAGGACCCGATTTCACGGCAAAATAAATATCGCCTACAGCTATGTTATTTGATCCTCCCAAATGTACAGTTACATCAGATCTAGTATCACACTCTCTACCTGATTTTTTGAAAGAGTCTAAATTTATATCTTCTTGAACATCTAAATCTCTTCCATATCTAACATTTGTTAAATAGTCTAGTAACTGCATAGCGGGATTGAGAGAAACTCTTTTGTCTTTTTTGGAAAGTATTTTATAAGTATCTACTGGAGTTCCAGAACTATCCCCTCCCATAGGCATATATGCGGGATTCCAGTTTGTATCAACAAAAGCTACATGAGTAGTTCCGTTATAAGAAATAATTTCTTTCGTTTGTTTAAAATAACTACCATCTTCTAAGTCTCTAGAGAGTTCTATAGTGTACCCAGAATAATAATCATCGGTTGAGCTGGAAGTCGATGGATCGAGTGCTATTGCGTTAGTAACATACGCGAAGCTTACTTCATTATCAAAATCAGTCGTATTAGTATTTTCTCCAATATTATCTATTGTCCCGCCTGAACCACCTTCATAGGTAAGATTACCCAAAAGCCTAGTCAATTCTGTAAAATCAATTTCAGCAGTAGTGATATCTACTCCGGCTAAAGCTAAATTAGCCTGAATTTGAGATAAAGAGTTAAAAACAATTCCCGTTGAATTTAAATCTACTTGAACACCTGTATCGGTACCTGTTGAAGAAGAAGCTGTAATTTCTTCTCGTAAAGTCTCAGCTACATTTCCTGTATGCTCTACATGATCGTGTGTTATAACGTGCCAAGTATCTGAATTTTTTTGTACATAGAAAGCAGTAACCCCATTAAGATTAGGATTATTTAATAAACGAATTCTAGGTTCTGTCTCCTCTGGAAGAGTAAAAATATCTGCAATATAGTTTGTTTCAATCAAAGACGGATTTTCTGAACTATAAAGTTCTACCTCGTCTCCGATTGTAAAATTAGTTATATCTTCCAAAGCTTGAGGTACAGATACATAAGAGAGATCGTAGTTATAACAATCTATTAACTTTCCTCGAACGACAAAATCTAGGTGAGGAACTTGAGTTTCGCCGTCATTAATAGTATATTGGGCAACTACATATGCTGTGTCTAGGAGTTGATGGTTTGGCCCCCAATAATCGGAGGTAGACTCAAAATAGTCTGTTTGAATTTTAAACTGATTATTTAAAGCATACCGACTTAAAAGTCCATCAGCTTTCTGGTTTTCTTTCCCAGAGTGAAAAATTAACCGAGTGTCTATAGGCACTTCGAAAGAAGTTGCCTCTTCGTGTTGGAGACCAAATTTAGCACTACTAGTGCCTCCGGAACCTGATATAAAAGTAGTAGTATCAATAAGAGTAATATTGCCGTCCACTGGAGCTACTTCATAGTCCCACCTATCCGCCTTCCAAGTTAAAAATCCATAACCTCTCCCAAGACCTTCAAGTCTAGTGGAGGAAGAATCATATACTCCTGATACATTGTTTAAAGTGTCTCCGCGATCCATTCTACCCTGACACAAAACATCAATAGTGTTTTCTGCTGTTTGTTGGGTTCTCGTATCTGCATCTTGTTTATCTATACAAATGCTTGATTGATCGTCAAAATAAATATCGTATAAACCGCCAACTTCTCCTTCACAAATAGCATAAGCTACAAATACTGTATTTGCGCTATTAGATAGTGTATCGACAAAAATAGGAATACTGTCAATTTTCTGTACTCCATAAATAACTGGCAAATATTTAGCCTCTAAATTGAATCGAAGGTCAGCTTCTCTATCAACTTCTACTTGGTATTCTACAAGCTTATACTTTTTACTTCCATACCATTTCCTCTTCATTTTCAGCTTCTGACGAGTTTCTGTGACAGAATAAATAGCAATAAGATTTATAGCTTGTTCAGAATGTAGAAAGCCTAAATCTTGAGAGTATTGTGGTTTTTTGAGTGCTTGAATTTGGGGAATACCGTTTCCGTCTAATCCTCGATGAAACGTGTCGGAAGTAAGTCGACCATTTACTCTAACAAAGTCCCCCCAATGACTCGAAATACTCCAAGACATTCTTGATCTATTCTCGGGATCTTCAGTTAATTTTGCCGAGGTAATAATACCTTTAAAAAGGAGGTAAGGTGCTCCAATTATTGCACCATTTTCGGGATCAATATGCGCCTTATAGATAAAAACTTCTCTATTAATATAACCAGCATAGCTAGAACCTTCTTTCTTATTGAGAAGACCGATTACTTCTTTTGAAGCAAAACGAATATTATAATATCCAGGGGTAGTAGAAAAATTAGATATGTCAAAAGTACTTTGAGTACTAATCAAAGTACAGTGGGCTGTTTTATTCTCGTTTGTGAATCTATCTATACGAGCAGTTACTGTAGTATTTAGGGCGAGATTAGGAGAAACGGTAGTGTCCGCCTCGAAATAGATTTCATCGCCTTCAAAAAATCCTGCGTCTACCAGGTCAACGTCTACAGTGAAGGAAGTTGATGTAAAAGTTACATATACGCCTTTTAGTTCTGTGCCGAGGACCGCAGTATCAACCTCTAAATTAATATTAGAGGCTCTTGCCTGAATAGTTTCCGATACCGCTCCTACAGCAGAAAGCTTACTTGCAACGTACCTTTGAGTTCCGTTTGGGTTACCTTCAAAGTCTTCTGAACCATCATTAAATAAAATATCGTTTGATCCATCAGTAATATATGAATAAGACTTTGCACCTCTTCCGTTAAGATTACCTTTATATTTTATGGCTTTTTCAAATTTTACAAGATGCGCATAGAGAAACGCATCTTTATATTCTGAACTAGAGGGTAATAAAGAGTTTTTGAGATCAGTATTTATATTACGAATTGTCACTGAACTTCCTCCAATGAAAGTGAGTATTGATAAAGATTATTTGTACCAAGAGAATATTGTTGAACATCATTTGACAGTACGACTTTAAACAAGGGATTAGTAAAATCTAGAGTTGCTGTATTTGCCACGTCTTTTGCAAGTCCAGGACTAAAATGAAGTATAAGTTCATTGGCATTAAGTGCGGGAGTTTCGAAATAGTTTACCGCATTTTCTACTCGTGTTATCATATAGGCTTTCTTATGATTTGAATTTGACGCATCAATTATATTAAAAACGTCTCCAGGTAAAGGAGTGTGGTGCGTTAAATAACTAAAGCTTGCACTATCAACTCTCATCGAAGTCTCGCCCGCAAAATAAGCCGCCGTAGGGGAAAGAACGTCTGCATAACCGCTAGAGTTAAATACTGAATCCTGAGGTTCTGTGTACTGAGGAAGAGAAACATAAAAAGATTTTAATCCCCCTCTTTTTTGAAGTAGAAAAGTATACACAGGTAAAAACTCTTGTTGGGTAAGAGGATTATACTTAATATCTATTTTCCAGTGTTGATAAGAAGCTGCTCGAGAAGTATATCTTCCAGAGTTAGTACGATTCTTCATTATATTTTCGACAGAAGATAAATCTACAGAAGCGAAGCCTGCGCCTGTTCGAGCAGAATCAGGAGCAGTAACATCAGCACCAACCTGACCAGCATAACCTATAGAGTTATTAGGATCAGGCAAAATATTTTGAAAATTTGTAAATTGTGCCATTAGTATCTCCTAGCGCCTGCGGCGGAGGAGGTATAAACTGCGGTATCTATCTCTTCCATAAAGTTTTCTCCGTAAGAGTTTGCTGCTTCTCTTATCATTCCTATAATATTTCCTCGCTGTTTTACAAGAACTTCTTCTACTCCAGCGGCATCAACTGCTGAGATATTTATATTTGCATTTATTGGTGTTGCTGGTTGAATTTCATTATTTGGAACGATTCTTCCTGGACTTTCGGGTACAAATAATTCTGGACCCTGCTCGCCTACGACATATCCGGCAGTTGGTCCACCTTCTGCTCGATATTTAGCTCCCGTGAATGCAGGTTTAAAGTTTTCTGCAGACCCTGTTCCTTGCTGACCCCGAAGATAAGCTAATTCACCTGCACCACCTTCAGATTTCGCTAAATCGACTGTTTGCTTTCGTTGGCCTACAGATACTTGAGAAGCCATGCCTCCACTAGAAGGAGTAGACCCTCCTCCTTGGTAGGAAGTGGATTGAATTGCCCGAATCTGTGCTGCACCCATTACTGCGGCCATACCTGCAAAAACTGCTGACCAGGGAAGGCCGGGAGGGCCAGCTAAAGCAGTAGCTATTGCTTGGGCCGTGGACATAACAGCTTGAGCTATTTTCATCTTTTTATCTTGTTCGAAAGCTTTTCTTTTAATCTGGTCTTTTTTCTGCTCTAGTTTAGCAATTTTTGCAAGACTTTCTTTTGACTTTCCGTCTCTATTCTTTTCAGCAGCAATTTCAGCATCAATAGCTTTAACCTGTTGCTCAGATTGAGCTTTCTGCATTTGACCGATGGCTCCAAAAGTAGCGGCAGCAGCTCCAGCAACGGCTGCAAACTTCTCTGCTCCGGTTGCAGCTTCTTCCCCTGTTTTTGAAAATACTGTTCCAACATTTTGCCAAGCGTCTGAAATAACCATAGCACCTTGAGCTACTGCAGAAATTAACTCACCTTGAGGTCCGAGTTTAGCTAAGTCTTCGGCCATACCTGCAAAAATATTTACTCCTGCTGAAACTTTATCTCCTGTAGAAGCATTAGGATCACCTAGCATGGCTCCGGATTCAGATTGAGCAGCCTGGAATCCAGTTACTATGGGGGAAGTTCCGGTAGCTTCTTGGTTGCCTTCTATACCCGTTCTTTGTACAGAATTATTTATAGTATCCCTTACTGCAGTAAACTCCCTCTCGACAGCCGCTACTGCGGCACTTCTGCCAGCAGAGACATTCTCAATTGCCGTATCAAAACTGTCAGTTATTTTCTTTGAATCCTCCGCGCTAAGAACTCCTTGAGCTTCTAGTTTTTTAGTACTAATTGAGGCTTCTGCTTTTGCTAGTTTTAGTTTTGCGTCTAGCAAGTTATATTCCATATCTATTCTTTGAAGAGCTATTCTTTCCTCTTCTTTAGCGTTTTTAAGTTTTTGCGTGGTTGCGTTCTTTTCGAATTCAGCTATATCCTGAGCTGTAAGCTTATATTCGCGTATACCAGAATTTTTAAGATTCTCCATCATTCTTTGTTCTTTTAGAATTTTTTGATCTTCTTCAAATTTTTTCTTTTCTGCTGCAAGAATTTTAGATTCAATGTCCAGCTTTGCATTCATCGCTGATTGAAGAGCTTCTACTTGAGATACGGCATTAGCTTGCTGTAGTGTTGCTAGGTATTCTTCGCCTTTTATTTTAGCCTCGTTATTGGCATTAGTTGCTTCTAAAAGACGAACTTTTGATTCCTCATCAGCCAGCTCTTGGGCTTTCATTCTTTGAGCTTGAAGGCCGTTTCTAGCTTTTTCTAAAGCCGTTGTGCTTATATTTACACCATTTTGTTTATTAAAGAGTTCAGTTTGTGCTTGAAGAAAAGCATACCTAGCGTCTAACATATCGTATTCTAAGTCTATAGCTGCTTTCTTTATAGCTAGTTCATCCTCAATTGCCGTCTTTCTATCTGCAAGCAGAGCTTCGGAAATAGCTGCTTCATCCTGTGCAGTTGTTGTAAAGCCTAAGCCTCCTTCATTATTTCTCGCCTCGGCTTCGGCTCTGAGCCTACGTTCTTGTAAATTAATATCTCTTTGGCTCATTTCCAAAGACCTTCTTTGAGTGTCTAAAACCGCATTTTTTACTGCTTGCTCTTGCTTAAGGAAGTTTAATTTATTTTGAGCAACAAGAACTCCTGTTTCTTCGGCTTCAAAAATATTATTGGTTATGTTTTCACTTCTTTCTCTTAAGTCATTTTGTTCTTTTAATAGTGCCGTTCTTTGACCTTCTTCAAGATTTTGATTCTCTAACTTGAGTAGAACAGCCGCCTGTTGGGAGTCCAGTTCCTTTGCCTGTGCTCTTCTTAAAGCAAAGGAAGCTTCTGCCTGCTTTTCAGCATCTATTTGAGTTGCGGTTTTTTGCTTAGCAAAGTCCAACGCTCTTTTTGCGTCAACAACCTCTAATTTAGCTAATTGAGCTCCTTTTTGTACCTCTTGCACTCTTAAAACGTAAGCTTCAGTACCCTCTTGAATGACTTTATTATTTTCTTCTAATTGAGCTAAAAGAGCACCTTCAATTTTTACTCCTTTACTTTTTAGCCCTAATATAAACTTATTCGAGTCTGCGGCGGCTTTAGCGATAGGACCAGCAAAAGCAGAGGCATTTTCATTAAAAATTTCTGCGTATTCTACACCGCCCACTTTTGCGGCCTCTAAAGTTTGTTTCTGAACTTCCTGTAACTTACTCAGTAAGTCATCGTAAGGAGTTTTAGGTACAGAAGCATTATAAAAATCTGTTAAAGGTTTTTGGGCAGATTTAAAAGAGTCTCCTAAGCTTTTTAGAGATGTGGCCGCTTCCGCAGGATCGCTAATTAAGGTTTTGAACAAAAGCTCAAGTGCTTTTTTTGGCCCTCCAGATTTCTGGATAAAATTTCTATCCAACGCTACGCCTGCTCCGGCTAATTCTTCGAATCGATTTTTTGCGTCTTCTGAATTTTTAATAAGATCTTGAAAAAAGTCCACACGAGGATCAAAAAACGGATTTTCTTCTCCAGCTTCCTTCATAGAAGTGTTTAATCGTAAATAAGATGTAGAAAGCTCGTTTAAAGCATTTGCTTCAGCAGTAACTAGTTGAGTAGTTGTTTTTATGGAGGAGTTTTCTCCCTTTCGAGCGGCTGAAATCTGACTAAAACTTTCTGCGAGTTCCGTATTTTTTTCTGTAAGAGCTGCAATATCTTTTTCAAGTTTTTTTGTTGCGTCTGATTTAAAAAACTCCCACACAGCTTTAACTGCGGAGAATAATAAGCCAAAAGCAATTATTATCGTGCCAATAAAAGGAAGAATTTGAATAAAAGCAATTGCAGCTAAACGAGCAGCTCCTGCAGATAAGAGTAGTGCTCCACGAAGAAGAGCTTGTGCTTTAGCAAAACCCCTGCTGGTTTTTGTGGCTGTTTTTGTATTTTGAATTTGTTCCGACATAGCCTGCTTTGCAGCATTTAATGCCTCTTTATAATTTCCCTCTTCCAAGTATAGCGATGCTATTTGTTCTGTTTCAGCGATTTTAACATTCGTTAAAAGCTGGATAGATTTTGCCATTTGATTAATAGCGGTTTTATTTGCGGATATTCTAGCCTGATTCTTCTCTAAAGCTGCCGTATTCGCCTTTACAGAGTTTCTATTTTTATTATAATTTGTAGAGTTTATCTCTAAATTACGATTGGCTTTTACTATAAGCTTTTCAAACTTACTAATACTTGCATTATTTTCATTGATTGAAGCTATATTTTTTTGTAAAGCGGGAGGAAGTCCTGAAATATTAGATGTAAATTTGATACTGTTTGCAGCAACTTTTTTTGTAACTTCATTAAGATTGCTGAAACTTTGACCCAGAGTAGCAAGAGCAGGAATCATTTGCTTTGCAACTCCTGACCCAAAAACAACTAAAACTCCAAATAAAGTAGCAGCATTACCCGCCAAAGCACTAACTAGTGGCCCCGCAAAAAAATTAACAAAACCTAACACTACTTTAGTGAGATCTTGGAACGTTGCAGCTAACTGGGTAAAGGGGTTAGGGTCTACAGAGTCTCCTATAGCTCCGAACTTGGCCTCGCCCTCTGCGAGTACGGCATTCATAAAAGCTTGCCGTTTTTGATAGTTACTTAACTCGCCAGCAGTTTTACCTATTTGATCAGCGTAGGCTTCGGAGGCTTCATCTAGCCTTACCATAATACCAAGTTCGTCTAATAATTCGGGCTCTAGTTTAGTAGCACCACGAGTTAAACGAGCCAAAGCATCTGCCGTATCCCTACCCAGAGCAATACTGGCATTTTTTGCAACAGCCCCTAATCTCTCTAAGGTAGAACTATCAAAACCTGAGCTAATTACTAACTGAGTAGATCTCATTGATTCTTCAAGACTAAGAGCATTGCCTGTGGCTTCTTGAAGATTTCTGGATAGGCTTTTTAATGCTATACCACTTGCTCCTCCTAAAGCTTGTAAACCTTCAGTAAGCTGTTCTACTTCCGCTGCTCGAGATAAAGCGCTAAAAGCTGCGCCTATAGCGAAGATATTTGCAGCTAAAACAGCATACGCAGGTACAAGAGTACCTCCAATTGTTTGTGCTTGTTTAGAAAAAGCTTTAGTACTATTCGAAGTTATCTGGCCGACACCTTTTTCTTGTCTCTGCCAACTATTTCTAGCGCCGGAACCTTTTTGATAGGCCCCTGTACTACTGTCCTGTGCTTTGGTGTTTTTATTTAAAGAATTTGTAGCTGCATCAACCTCTTTTTGAACAAGTTTTATATTCTTGCCTTGAAGAACTACCTCTAGTATAATTTGATTAGCCACTACTTTTTTCTCTTTATCTTGTCGTATTCGCGTTTTAATCTTTCTTGAGAAATTTTAATCGCTTCTGCGTCAAGTCTTGATAACACGTCTAGTAACAATTCTTGGTTATCAACTTCGTATAATTTAATTAGTATTGGGAGATTTGTATAGTCTTTTCCAATATACCCTATTTCTGGATAAACTCTATCTCCAAGAGCATTAAATATGTGTACAGCTTCTATAACTTCTTCAGGGAAATCTTCTATTCCTGGAGGACACTTGTCAGGACTAGGCTCTCTACCTAACTGTTCCTCCATCTCTAGATATCTTTCTTTGGTCATTCCTACAGCATTATTTTTTTGCCACAGATCAAACCTTTTCCAGAGACTCTCCTTTTGGTCCTCCGCGAAAGTTGGCAAGGTCAAAGACTACCTCGTTTATCCAGTTATCAAACTCAGTAGAGTTTTGGATTAGTACTTCCGCTTGTTCAGCATCGTAATCAAGTTCAGTTTCGTGATCTTGGTCTTTTAAGTCTACTAAAATAAGATCTTCCAAATATTTTAGCTTCAAGCCTTTCCAGCTTTTTATTGTTGCGGCGGAAAACTCTCTTACGAATTTTTCTTCGTCTAAATCTTCTACCATTTGTCTAGTCTTTCTATCGAATTTTTGTGCAACACACCTTTTCCTTAAATTAACTAATTCTTTTCGAGAAAGATTACATACCTCTACTTCGAATCCAGGACAACCAGGAAAATCGACCCAAGCCGATTTGGTGTCTACCATTAAATCTTTTAACTTCATTAAATCTCCTAATAATTAAAAATATTACTAATTAAAGGGTTAGAAATTAATCTAAAATCATAGCTTTGAGTGAATACTTCTCCAAAAGAGCCTCTATTAGTGAAAGAGGCGTTATTTTCGAACAAAACTTCAAGTTGAAGATTATTTTCGGCTAACCCAGCTTCTAATTGCACGGTGATGCCTTCAGCCCACGTCATTAAGTTATTTTTTGACTGTGGGTTTGTTTCATCTATATACTGTCGTATATTACCAGCAAAACTTCTATCCTCCAAAGTAAATGAAGAAGGAAAAATTGTATTAGTCTCGTTTGTTACTTGCAAAGAATTTTGTATAGTGGAATTAGCTGTCCAAGAAATACTGTTTTGGACTTCAAAGGACGTCCCTATAAGATTGTCTAATTTATATATAGGAGTGGTTCCTCCTATATAGACATTAAAAACTTTGGACACGGCGTAAGTAGGGTAGCTAGTATATCCAGAGTGCGGTGTGATTGTCCACGGAGCCGAATTTCTAGTTAGCTTTGTTCCCTCTCCAGACAGTTGAACTGTCATAAGACCATTTCTCGGTATATTAAAAGAGCCCGAGGTAAGAACACAATTTTCCATTTTATAGTAAACTTGAGGACTATAATTCTCGTATACAAAATAAAGGTTAAAAGTGTCTAGTGTGTAGGTAGGGTTTACTGAATAATTCAGTAGTAAGTCTAATAGCTTGTGCTGATTAAGACTTGTTTCGTCCAACATGTATATGCTGAAAGAAAAATTAGCCGGATTTGCTTCTGTTATAGAAGATCTTTTAAAAAACTGATTCGGATTATGTAACGTTTTTTTATTAAAATCCTCTTGTTTAAACGTTTGGGAAAAATTTATATCTTTTAAGGTGTGTAGAAGATAAAAATTATTTGCAGGATATTCGAGCCAGACTCTACCATCTCTTAAGAATTCGAAACTCACTCCATTTCTCCCTTGACAGTCTTTTTATTATATAAAAATTGGGGGAAGAGTTTCCCCCAATCTTCATAATTATATCTAACAAACACTAAGTTGTCAAGATTTATTTTTTCTTATTACTACGATTTATAGACGATTGTTGCTTCGTCAGTAAGATCAACATTACCTCCACTCACCTGACCATGGAAGTTAATTTCAAGAGTCAATAGATCTTCTACGTTAATTGTTGGCACTTCTAAATGTGCTGTTGGAAGCTCAAATGCCACCCTAGGGGTAGAAGCAGTTTCTCCTCCTACATTTAATGAAAGAGTAAAAACATTTCGTACTGTGTCTACATCAGCCACCAAATCAGCAAAAAGTTCTCCCGATTTACTATTAAGTTGATCATTATCAAGATAACAAGTCATTGAGCCTGAAATTGAGCGAGCACCAGTAATATTTGCTAGAGGTGCATTTACTATCCCTAGCTCTTCCGGCGTTAAGTAAGAGACATTATTTTCAATAGTAAAAGAGCCTCCCGTCAACACAATATTATATACATCGTCAGGAGTAACATCTGTTCTTGTTAAAGAAACTGTAGAAATACGATTACGAATAAAGTTAGTAGTATCCGTTAATCCTATGGTAATTGGGGAGGCCAAATCGGTAGGAACGGAAGTACCTTCATCAGATAAAGATTTTGCAAAGCCACTCCAAGAAAGAGTCGCAATACCATCTATATCAAAATCCATAGTTACTGAATTTACTACAGCAGAGTCTAGTTTATAAAATTGAATATTTCCTGTATCCTCAAACCCGAAATAAATATTCCAACGATCAGAAAATGAAGATACATTTGAAGCTGAAAAGTCAAAAGTATTTGTTCCATTAGCAGGAGTATTTATATTTTCAGTGGCGGGAGCAGGTGACGCGCCTGCTAATACTGAACTAGTATATTGATTTGTAGCATAACCGTCCGCGCCTAACATCATAGCCCAAAGAGGTTCTTCAGGACAATGAGTAATATTAGTGTCCGTAATAGGACGGGCGTAAGTACTCATTGACCATTCTACAGGTGCTAAACTATCGTTAAAAAGCAATCTTGCTCTACGAGAGATTGAACCTGCTTCATTAATGGTAATTTCTGATGAGTTAATTGATTGTGTAAATGAAAACCCGTCTAAGACTGAAAGTTTCCAAGCTTGTACATGAGTGCCGGAGCCATCCACCAGCTGTACATATACGTTTGCATTTCTTGTAAATTGTAATGCCATCTTTTTTTTCTCCGAAGAAAAGTTACCTTTTCATCTCAACCTAATAAGGTTAGTATCGAACTTCGCAGATAATCTCTCCAACAGCTAAAGGTTCGAGAGCGCCTTCATCCGTGCTCAAGCTCAAGATAGTAATCTGCTGAACACTTTGAATATTCCCATCCTGGTCGGTATAAGAAAGACCTGCGTTATCTTCCAAAACTGTTTCTATATCTTCAAATAATTTTTCAAGAGCAAAAATTGCATTTTCTTCTTGAACATATACTCTTATAGTTACAGTAAGAAATCTGTCTTTGTATCCTCCTCCTTGGTACTGTCGTGTTTCTCCTCCAGCACTAATATGAACTGCGGGGAAGTCTTCTACTTCGTCCCAAAACTTCAATCGAGGAAGAACATTGTTATATAAATTAGTTCTATAAGGAAAGTTTCCATTTATTAGCTTTAATTTATCCTCTAAAGCTTTTACTATGGCCATCCTTCTAGTGCTATAATCTCTTGTGGCCACCTCTATAATCTCCTAGTATAAAATCTTTCTTGTATTAATCCGGTCACTATTTCACGAATAGATTTATCAATAACTTTTCTAGGGTCTCTATCAGAAGTTGCCCAAGGTGTCTTTCCTTTTCCCGGCTCAAATATCTGATACGGGTTTTTATCATATGTATAACCAATACTAGGATAACCTTTTCTTGTGGTTATAATTTCAGTAACTCTAGCACTCTGAGCAAATTTTCCTGAGATATTTTCTAGAGCAGGAGCTCCCATATTGGCCCTAACAACTCCAGGCAAGGTTCTGTTAATTAAAGGTATTAAAGAAAAATAACTTTCTTGTCTCCCTTTAGACGGTTTTTGCTTTTGAGCAGAGTTTATAGTAAATCCTGTCGAAGTATTTGCCTTAACTCTAGGTTTTGTTCTTCCCGCCGTTATTTTATCTTTTGCTTTAGCGTTGCCCAGTTTAAGGCTAGTATTTTTAAAATTTGTTTTTATATTTTTATGTTTATTTAATTTTTCTTTTACTCTTTTTAAGACTTTCTTTTTTTCTATATCTACTCTAGAGTCTGATCCTTCTGAAAGAGCGTACTCCTCTCCTAGATTATCTATAGCTCTTCTTAAAGCTGTTTTAAACTGTTTTACTCTGAATTTTTCTTCTGCTGCCTGTAAACCTTGATTTTGAAACTGAGATTGCAGCCTTACTTTTATTACTGTTTTATCTTTTTTTGCCTGCTTATCAAAACTTACTTCAAAACCTTGATTTTTTAAAAAAGCTTCGATTTCTCTTAAATCTCCATTTTCGTTGCCTATAGAAGAAACTTCCCTAAATATTTCGGCTTTACCGGAAGAAATTCTTTGATCTGCGACAGAATCTAATTCGTCATGTCCCAGCTGTAAAAGTGTATCTGCTTGTCTACCCTGTTTTATTATATTGCCGTTTTTGTCTTTCTTAGTTTTTATATTTTTAGAGGGTATTAAACCTTTACCGACCTCACTACTCTCTTTAAAGTAAGTGTTTAAGTTAGCACGTATATTGCGTAAATGAGGTTTGTACAAAGCTTTTATACTGTTAAAAATATCATCAGAACTAGTATGGTATTTAATTACTTGACCACTGGCTTCTGTCCTATATTTTACGATATCTTGTGCTACAATAACTACAACACTAAAAACACCGTCTTTTCTACCAGTTAAAAAAGCTTCTTTTTTATTTCTTAGTTTTTTTCCTTCCTCCCAAACAGAGTCTGCTAAATCTTGAACTCCATTAGTAACAATTTCTCTCATTTCGGCAGTAATCTTTCCGTTTACTAAATAATTCTTTTTATTTAATTGAGAGTATATTTCTTGTTTTATGCTTTGTCTGCTTATAGTAAATTCATGGGGTTGTTTATTAGACTCTACTCTTGAAATTGCAGCATTACCTTCAATATCTTCTAGAGTTCTTGTCAATAGATTCTTTAAAGCTATCCTACTCATGCAATTCTATACATATCTAAAACTCTTCGTATGTGATCTGGAAATCCAGGATCATTACGAATTGCAGAGCTTCCTGCCCCCTCTCTACTAGCTGAACCAATGCTTTGTCTTTCTTTCTGTTCGTCTTTATGATAGTAAGTAATAATATCAGCAACAGCAAGCTCTAAATCAACAGGTACCGAAACATATCCCGCTAAATAAGTGACTTTTACTGCCCCTACTCCGTGAGGCCAGTTTTTATACTTTCCACTCTCTTGAGTTCGGAAAATAGAATCTGATGTGGCATCTAAATACCACGAATATTCTGGAGGAGTTCCTCCTCCATTAGAAAAAAGCTCAATATAATCAGAGGCTTGACCTGATCTTTCATATACATTTGTTATACTAATAACAGGGCTATATTTCAATTGAACAGTATAAGTGTCCCATTGAATATCAAATAGCTCCGTATATCCTGGTGAAGTTGCATAAGTATCAAACTCAGAATTACAATAAGTACGGACAAGCTGACTTACACTCGTAATTAGCTTCTCAAACTTCTCATCATACTGAGTAGAATTAACACCCTCTAACAGTTTATAGTCATCTAATGTAATTAAATCTGCCATTTATTTTCCAAAAAGGCTTGGGAGCCCGAAGGCTCCCATCCTAATATTACCAAGCGTGAGCAACAACCTGACCAGCTGCACTAAACATCTGGTCGAAACCACGACGCTGAGTAGCAACTAATACACGACGTTGATTTTCAACATCATAATCAGATTCAACAGTTACACCACGGAGAACAGGTACTAAGAAGTTACGAGTATTAACAGCAATACCCCAAACCTTATTAGCAGTCTTTCCACCGGTAAATTCGTCACAAACGATAATTGGTGAGCCATAAGCCTGACCAATTTCACCTGAAATCTTAGTAGCACGATCACTACCGACCAAGTTTACATCTTGGAATTCAGGATCATCTAACATGTCATAGTACGCATCCAAAGATACGATATACACTACATCACTAGGACGACGACCATATTTACCCATTGCTTGACGCATGTTCAATAATTGAGCAGTAGTAGCAGTTACAGAAGCTGAACCAGCAGAAGCACCGGCATCCAGTACTTTGCTATCGTCGGTAGCAATCTTAATCAAACCATTTTGACCACCAGCATTTACTACTTCTGAAGAGCCTGCCTGAAGAATTGAATGCTCAATAGCACGTGCATGTGCACGAACCATAGCTTCACGAATTAAAGGAAGAATAGGCATAATTGCATCTTCTTCAGTTTCATTAGCCATGAAAGACTTAGAAACGAGCTTTTCAACGGTCAATACTTTAGTGCCTAAAGTAACACCTGCGTTGGCGCCTGGGGAGGCTTCATCACGTGAACCTAAGTTACCTTTAGGGTTAACGCTAGCACCAGTGCCGGCAGCATTAGCGCTTAACCATTCTGCGTAACCTGCATCAGGCATAGTTGGGATAACCATTGAAGCAGCGTTCATCTGAATCTTACGGAAAAGAGGATCGAGAACAAGCTCGAGCTCAATATCACGCTCAATCGCAGTAGAAACGGTAGTTTCAAAATCTTCGTTCGTAGAACTAGGAAGCTGTACGCCTGCGTTAGCATTCGTAGCTTTTTCAAGGATAGAACGGCCAAAACGAGTTCCTTCCAAACCTTTGTTAGTAACTACACCAAGAATATGTGCATTTACCATGTCTTCTTCTGAAAAAGAGGATTTTTCGCTACGATCAGCGAATACACGCTTGCTCTGACGCATTTTCTCAATTTCTTCAGCTTTTTCTTTTAGTTCATTTTGCAACGAACCAACAACTTGTTCAAAATTAGCATCTTTTTCAGCAAGTTTTGCTTCAACGTCAGCCATTAATTTTTCTGCACCACTGGTTACAGCGGTTACAATGCGAGCTTCTTCAGCATTTTTCTGAGCTTCGGCTTCTTCAGCAGCTTTTTGTTCTGCTTCCAATCGCGTTTGCTCTTCTGCCTTGCGCTCAGCTTCTTTCATTGCCATTGCAGTTGCGGTCTTTTCGACAGCAGCAGCCACAATCGCATCGATATCGATATCACTCATAGTTTTCTCCTGTACTTCGACTTGTGATAAGTCTTTAGGCATTGATTCGGTTTCGGAATGTTTTTCAAATTCAACTGTTACTTTGTCTTCAGTCTCCTGAACACTAATAACATGCTTTTCTTCCACGGAATCTTCGGTTTTGAAAGATTTCTTGAATTCTTCATACTCAGACTCTGAGTTAAAAGATTTAGCAAGAGAAAAGGTTGCAGCTTGGTTAGCAGGAACCGTTACTACTGAAACTTCCAGTAATTCTGCGTCCTTTATCTTATATCCATCGGTTTCGGTCATGTACTCCGCATCCTTGACTCGAAACCCGACTGAAAAAGCTCCAAGGACACCTTCTTTAATTAATTCACCTACGTGACCAGCAGATTTAGCAATTTTTGCTTTTAACTGCAGACCATTATCGTTAGTACCAAGCTGAACTGCTCGGCCAATCGGCTGATTGTAATCGTGATTAAAAAGAATTACGGGATTGTTTAAATAATTTTGAAGTCCACCCTTTGTCCAGGCTTCAGTCTCAATTATGTCTCCAACACGGTCAGTACTATTCGTACTGGCCATACCAGCGATATGAAGATCATCCCCTTCTTCAAACGCCTTAAATGTGGAGCCAATGTGAAAAATCTTATTCACTTGATTCTCCTTTTAAAGACTTTAATTTCTCCAGAGGAGAAAGATCGTCTTCTGAAGCCGGTTCAAGAACGGGCTTGGGTGCAGGCTTAACAGATTCAACAGGCTTAGTGCCAATTGCTGCCCAGTCTGCTGGATACATATGTGCTGCGGTTTTAATGATAGAGTTATATCCTCTACCTCTAAAATATCGAGTGAGTAGTCTTGGGTGAACAGGCCAGGCATCGTCTCCGAGTCTATAGTACTCACTTCTATTCATTACTCTTCCTTGTTCATGGAAAAAGTCTACCAAAACTTTTAACGCTTCACTTTTCTTCATTTAGTTTTCCTCTGTTTCTTCGGGCCTTCCACCCTCTGATGGGTTTGATGCGGAGCCTGCAATATTGGCAGGTACTCTTATTTCACTGGACCCAAAAATTTCATCATAGTTTAAGGCTTCTCTCGCTTCATTTGGTGTAATAATACCGGAGTTTACAAGAGTTGAGTAATATGCTGCAGAGTCCCTTAATTCTGGCTGAAGTGCAGGAATATTACTGATATCTGGAGTTATGCTAAACCCAAAAAATCTTTCTAAAGCTCTGTTCATCTTTTCAATAATCGGTAGGATTGTCTCTAAATAATACATTCGATGATTTGGTCGTATATTTGCATTATTTCCAGAATCTAGCATAATCGGAGGTACGCCAAGAACTTTTAGTATTTCTTTTTCTGCACTTTCTATAGAGCTTTCGAAGTCCAATTCTCTAAAGTTTATATTTGATATAGAATCTAGTTCCATTCCTCCGTCTAATACAAGAGGCCTTCTTCCGCCTCCGTCTGGACGATAACGAGTCATCCAGGATTGAATCATTCTTTCTTTATTCTTTTCACTAATAACAGAGGGAGATTTAATAACGAGACCTGGGACGGCGCCGTTTCTAAAGAAGTTATCTTGGAACTCTCTCATGCGAGTAAGCTGAGACATACTTCGTTGAGCAGCTCTTAAGCGACTAGTACCTCTATAAATGCTATGAAAAGAATTTTCTTTTATATGAATTATTTCGTTTGGTCTATAGTCGATGCTTGTTTGAAATGTGTAACCCGCAATATAAGTTGTCTTATCCGGTTCAATGTCCGTATAGTTAGCGGGGAGATGATACAGAGAAACTCCGTCAAAGTATATAAAGATATTCCCATCTAAAATATAATCGATTATGAGGTTTCGCTTAAAACTGGAAATGTCTTGAAAAGGGTTCGGTTCTTTGTTGAGCAATAGATCAACACGAGAACGACGAATACCTTTAGTTACTGAGTTCAATCCTTGAACAGGTTCACCTATCCTAAGAGGAATTTCAGCTGCATCATCTACAATCATATTTACAGCCCGATTTACGACTTCTAAATATTCGTAATACGCTCTGTAATTTGTAATAATTTCACGAGAAGCAATAGGGCCCGCGCCTTCAAGACTGACTACAATCTCTTCTTGCGCTGGGTTTAATTTTTCTTCCTTCCAGAAGTTATACCATGCCATATTTTTCTCTTTGTATTTCTACCCAGCGTTTTTGCTTCTCTGCTGTATGTAAACCAGGATTTCTTCCGTAGATACTATGTAGCTTTAAATGGTGGGTGTGGCAGAGAGTAACTGTCTCATCGTAAAGTTCAGACCAATTATCTTCTATAAACTCGTCTCTCCATATAATTAGATACTCATCTGTATAATGTTCTGGACGAAGTGCTTGTTTCTCTTTTAACCATTTATGAAAAAGTGGGGCAAGCGTATAGAAATGATGAAAGTCGAGTTTTATTTTTGCACCGCAAATTCTACACTCTTTGCCTTTTTCATACTTCGACTTTGCCCGGTCTCTGATGTATTTAATCGGGTCTCGTTTTAACTCTGCCATTTTTATAAATTATATATTCGGGTTAGTTGAAAGTCAAGAATTATTTTTTCGTTGCATTTAAAATGTTGGTGCGCTCTCTTCAAAACTATAAAGTGCGTATCTTAATGCGTCTGCCATGTGAGAAGAAGAATCATGAACCGGTTTCTCTCTTATTAAGTTTGGATTCGGATCCCACCTATATTGGTCAAGAGACCTCAAGACTTCTACGCACGAAGAATCAACGATAAGCCGATCATTGTCAACAAGGGAAGCCACATGGCCAATCCCATCAACAACAGATTTTTTGGCATTAATGGTTGAAATGTCATATTGTTGAGCAAAGTCGAATCGAGTCTGTGCTGCTGCTGCGTCAATGAAGCAGTAGTCGACTTCTCTTCTTTCAATAATTTCTGATAAGTATCCCGCATGTTCCTCCGTTGTGCGTTCCGCCGCATAATACTCTTCCATTAAGTAGTATTTATGTCCATCAAAAGCTAGTACACACAGTGCTGTGGGGTCTTTAAATCCTACGTCAAGCCCCGATATTATGTCCATCCCACTAAAATCTCTCTCAGATAAATCTTGAACACACTTTTCGTAGTTGAAGTTCCAAATCTGTCCTTCGAATACATTGAAATCTGCTTCATATTCTTGTGCAAATTCTGCTTGACTCATCGAGCGTCGAGCTTCATCAATATCGCTTTGAGAAGCTCTTGGATTATCCTGCCAAGTAGCTTTTATACAGCACCACTCGTTAAACTCATCAGTATAGCCCCGATTAAAAAAACGGCTAAACCAATTGTTCCTGCCCCGAGGAGTGCTAATAAATAGAGCCTTACTACCCGGTTTATCGAGTGTGGGTCTAATGGCAACGTTGAAGGCAGTTTCTCCATCTGCCAATGCCGCTTCATCGAAGAGAACAAAGTCATAGCTTCTTCCTACAACAGAGTCAATTTGATTAACTGACCCGAGTCTTATAGTAGATCCGTTTGTAAGTTCAATTACACGATCTTTTGCATTGTCTCTCGCAACTTCAAGATCAAAATGTTTTATAAGATTTCTTTGGAGATCAAAACTAATATTGCTAAGGTTGTAATTAGGAGAGACAATAAGTACATGGCATCCTGGAACGAGGGCGACACATTGGGCAATAATGTTACCAATATATGTTTTTCCTTGCCGCCGACTAAGAGCCCCAACAACAAACCGATACTTAGGATTATTAATAGCATTTATTAACGCCCGCTGTGAAGGAATTGCTTCTATTCCAAGTAACTCTAAATAACTTTCAATAGGAACCTTTAAAAAGTCTCCTGGTACTATTCTATCGAGAACTATGTCTCGTCTGCTGACTTCCATTCTTCATCACACTCACAAGGGTCACATGCACATTCATTACAAGGTTGTTTTAATCCTCTTAACTGATCGAGAGGCGATTCTTTTATTACAGTTTCTTTAATTCCGGCAGCAGCTTTTGCTTCGGCTTCGGTAGCATATTTTTCAGAGCTACCGGCCACTTTCCACATATTACCTTTTTGATAGATCATAGTTCACCTTTCATAATCATTCCCGCTAAAAAGAGAATGAGTGCTCCGCCTCCTGCCCACACGAGACGATGAAGCGATTGTACAGAGGCTTTTACTTCTGTCCAACGCTCTTTACTTTCTTCTTTCCCTTCACGAAGTTCATTAAAAATAGTTTTCCATCTTTCTTCGCAAACAGCTTCATGCTGGGCAAATTCTACTTTTAATTCCTGTAATTCTTTAGTCGGATTGTCCAAGCAACTTCTCCATCAGTTTTCCATAGTTTCCTTCACCAAAGGGAGAGTTAATCTGCACATTCTGTTGTTTAATGTTTGTAGAGGCTGTAGAAGTTTTTCTATGGTCTTCAGACATTTTATGGGCGAGTGCAATTATATCAACGAGGTCTTTGCTAGAGTACTGGTCTGAATCACGGGCTTCTTGTAGTTTATTTTCAATAACTTCGTCGAGTAATTCAGCAAGTCGGAAACGGTTACGATAACCTTGGTCGAGATAGACCGAGTTAATATATTCTTTTACTTCAGATTTTTCAAGTATCTCGTATACTTGGTCGGGAGAGCACCCTAAAGAGTTTGCGGCAACGAGCGCATTGCCAGTGCTTAAATAGGCGTTGGCTACTTCAAGATTTTCTGGGGCCATTTTTACGAGCTTCATAGAGTCAAGTATAGAATGTTAAGACCAAAAAGTCAAGAACTATTTTTAACTTGGTTCTGTTGGCCAGACAATATGATAGTCTTCTGTAACGTTAGGTTGATTACTAGGTATATCTCTTAAAGCTTGGCGATATGTAGACCATTCAGCTTTCTTTTCGTCTGTAATAGGTGCATCTGGCATTTGAGTCCAATCACTGTTAGTAAGAAGATCATTACGTTGGCCTCGTATCTCTTGCCATAGGTCTAAAGTATTGAGAACCCAAGCCCCTCCTATCCAGTCGTAATAACTTCCTACGCCTGCCTCACGAGTAGCCCATTCCCCCGCTGAAAAATTCCACCATTTTGTATTCATCATATCTCGATCAAAATCAAGAGGATCAATCTGAATACATGTAATTCCATTTCCCATGTCTTGAAGATGGGTAAAGTCATTATCGTCCCCAGGAGAAACTAAATTTCTTATTTCCCCTTCAGAATTTACAAAAGCATAATCATACATAAAATTTTCCTAACTAAATGTGGAGTCTGTTGTACCACCATTTCTAACTCTAAAAATTGCGTAAGGGAGGGTTTTCGTAAGAGCTAAGAAGGTACTTCCTGTTGATTGAAAACATAAAGCTCGAATTGTTCCTGCTGTATAGTTAAATTCGTAATCAATGTGTATTCTTGTATTATTACCCATTCCTCCCGATATATACTGTTGCATACAATTTGTAACAAGACCGTAATACTGTCCCCTGGCTGATCCAGTTACAGGTATAGTATATTCAGTATAATAAGGGTCCGCATTTGTACCACTTCCCGAAGTTCCTGTAAAAGTTCCCGTGGCTACAAGCTCGGCTGTTACATCTAAATCTGAGGCTGAAAATACAATATTACTAGAGGCTGTTCCACCTCCATCATAAGCTACAAGCCCATAACCTGAAGGAGTTAAAGAAGAATCTGACTGAGCCTTTAACTCTCTCCAAACTACTGAGCCTCCTCCATTTCCATTGTTTGCATTTGGAAAAGCGTTAAGGCCTGTACCCCACGCCCCATTATAATCTCGGCCAATTCTTGCCCATCCACTTCCTTGAGATCCTTGTGCAGTACTAAAGGGCCTTGCAAGTATAAAGTTAGTTCCTGTCCAACTGGTTTGAGGAAAGTCTGTATTTGATACCGCGGAGCCCGCAGGGCCCGCATAAAGAAGGGAGTAGCCCTCATCTGTATTAAACTGAGTTCTTCCAGAACTATTAATTACTTTTATTCCGTATCCCATTATTTATCCACTCTTTATTACAAAATATTCAAAAGCACTAGAAACTCCCATACTATTATTGACCTGGAATGATCCTGTACTAATTGATTGGCTGTAATTATCAGATAAGGCGTTATTTGGGGCGCTAATTGGGTAAACAAAAACTTGCCAATTTCCATCATTTGCTAATCCAGTTATATTAACAGTAGTAGAACCACCACTAATAATAGAAGCTGTAGTCCCTCGCGCAACGGAAACAGTACATCGACTACTAACTTCAATAATCTTTACAGCCCCGCTTGAGTATACTTCCAGCCCATAAGACATTATTTTCTGCTCCATAATACTATACTAGCGGCAACATGTGCGTGCACTTCTAGCATAAAAGGTATATATAAAGTATAGTCTGGTGTAGATTTTCCAAACTCTTCTGAAGAAATTGCTTTTCCATCATCTCCGAAGATATAAGTACAATCTTCCGGGTGAGAAAAATCAGTTAAAGACACAGTTCCTGGATAATGAGTAGCAGTCATAGGACTACACAGTACAAGAGTTCCTGGTATTTCTTCAATGCTTGATATTTTTTTAGCTCTTGAGAGTGTTTTCTTTCTGCTTAGGTCCGAAGGAAACTTATCTATATGATATACAGTAGACGGTTGAAAATTTGCAATTATATGATTCCAGTAGGGGTATGTATCTTCTAAGACTGTACATATACATATATTCATAGAACCAATTATACTTTTTAAGAACAAAAAAGTCAAGAATTATTTTTAGAAGGGGTAGAAAAAAGGGGCCGTAGCCCCTTTTATTTAGAAGTTGTAGAAAAGTCCTACGGAATGCTCTGAGGCATCTC